CATTCATGCGATAGGTATATGCAAACGAATAGATCGGTCTGCCGTTGACAGGATTGACTTGGGGTAATACTGAACACTCATCACCTGAGCGTAGGTGCATACAACTAGTGCATAGTTTCATACGAATTGTCCTCATAGTTAGGTTATCTGATTAGTACTGCAACTACAGATTACTACATTAAATTATTTAATGCAACTAATCGAATAACAATTGTTGCGTTGGTACACTTTCTCCCGAATCGTAGCGCTTTGAATCCCCTTTAGGATAAGGCTCTACCTGGTAATTTAGGGATTTTTGTAAGACTTTCTTATCCCGCTTGTCAGCATGGATATAAACATATCGGTACTTGGCGCTTCTGAATACCCGTATGGATGGATCTTTGTTGTGCCTGGAGTGTTTACCATCTCGACCACCCATGTCAGTTCTTTCCTTTGTAATGCCCGTATAAAGGAAGTTAGTAGCTTGATAAACATAGCCAATATGCCCTTGTCCAGAATCCGCATACGACACAATGATTGCTGGTTTTGGTAATAACTTGATGGAATGGGCTACCAGGAATGATGATTGGTTTTTCGTATTGTCTTGTAAGCATAGGCGATTAAGCTCTAGCACATGGCTTGACCACTCTTGACCACACACTCCCATACATAGAGCTGGTGAAGCGGGTATCCCATAGGTAACGACACCAATTAACTCCGATTGTTCATACAGTCCAAATGCGTACATGATCTGTGGTATGCGCTTTGCATAGTGTTTGTGAAGTAGCCACGGGTAGCTTTCACTTGGCTTGATGGGTAACACTTTCATAATGGCATAACCATACCATATCTAAATAATCATGTAAAGCATACATAGAATTCTATATTATAGATATATAGTAATATATATATAGTAGTAAAATAGACATAGTAGTTCTAATAGACATCGTAGAATAGATACTTCGTAGAATAGAATCCCTATATTCTCTTTCTATCATATAACTTCGTAGAATAGACATAGTAGTAGAATAGACCATAGTAGTAGGTTAGACATCGTAGGTTATACATCGTATAGAAATATCTATGTATGGGGTTCTTGGGGTATTGTTGGGGTTCACGATCTCCAGGGCATGACGGATAATTCCCAGAATGACCTAGGTGTGTCAGGTGGCTTTAGAATGGCAGCCAATCAGGTTGTTTTCATGCGCCCAGGCGTGGGAACAATCAGGTGCTTTTGACTAGCTTACTTCTTGGCAAATCGCAGCCAATCGATTTACCACAATTAGCGGGGATCAATTGCCTAAAGTGTTTTTGATAAGCATTTTTTTAAAACCGATTTAAACGGGTTTTAAGGCAAAAAAAAGGGCAGCTATAAGCTACCCTATAAACTAAGCGAGAAAAGCGCTTAAAACAGCATTAAAAACGATAATAGAGCTATCCAGGATAGTATCAGGATCACTTTATCTAGAAAACTGTCATTGTAGTTAATCATTTAATCTAATCTCCCTGGTTTAACAGTAGAAAGCCAGGCGTTAAAACTAAGCGCCTGGATGCCTTGTTTAGCTGCCCAATAACAGTAAGCGCTATATTTGGTTTTAGCGCTCATGGATAGATTACCTCTATTTCTGAGCATAATTCTGTTATGTACTCGCAGCTATCCGCTGTATCGTTATCTCTAAATTCTGATATAGCATCATCCCTAGAAAATCCGCTATACAGAATAAAACACTCTAAACATTCGTTATAGCTTACTTCTGTACCCTCAAAAAAGTATTTAGGCATAAATCCCCCGTTAGGTTAGTTAGGTGAAATGATTAGCTAAATGCTAATCCGATAAGCGCCTATTCCTAAGCGCTTATCAGTTAACACTAAAAGCAATATTTAGGATTAACGCCCGCTTGTTTTTTGTATTCATTCCAGCGATGATTTGCCCTAAAATTGGCGATCCTATAGACCTTGCGCCAATCTTGAATATTTTCATCCTGGCAAAAATCAATAATTGCCAGCATTTCATCCCCGCAAAAATCCCTTGTATTAATGATTAGCTCGATTGCCTGGTTTATTTGGTTTTCCGATATATAGCTCATTTTTAACCCTTTCTAGGCTGCTGCCTGGTTAGTTAAACAATCTAGCTCGTTTATGTAGTTTGCTGCTTTTTGAGCTAATGCTGCTGCATTAAATATCGCCTTGTTATCAGCTCTCAAGCATTTAAGCCAGCTACCAATATAATCAGCATGGCGCAAATCTCCACTAATCCCGTAATCCTGGCATAAGAAAGCTGCGCCCATTTCGGCTACTAGCTCTTCGAAAGCATAAGCAGCATCAGCAAATCTAGCGCCTTTTGTACGATCTAAACGATGTTTAGCGCCACTCCAATGCGTTAACTCATGCAATACTGTTGCATAGTAATGCTCTTCGCCTTTGAATATGTTTTTATCAGGCATACCAATAAAATCATCACCAGGGCGATAAAATGCCTGGTTATGCCCATGTTTGATGATAGCGCCCGTTTTTTGAATACGATCATCTAATGCTGGTACAGGGTTAAATTGCTCAATAGCTGGCTTAGGCTGCACAAAATCGATACCCTCAACCTGGCTTGCATTGAATACGAAATAACTTTTTAAGCAATGGTATGCCTTACTCTCAAGCTGCCCATTTTCAGGGTTAACGCCTTCTTTTTTAATTGGAGAGTAAAAAACAATTTGCGTGCCTTTCTCGCCTTTTTTAACCATTCCACCTAATGATTGCCATTGTTTAAAACTAGCCCATAGCGGAGATGTATAACCGCTCATTCCCAGGATGATTCTATTGATGCCCTGGTATGGTTTATGGCTCACAATATTTTGATCTTCGCTAGAGCTAGCGTTCCAGGGCTTAACCCAGGGCGCAGCGCCACGCTCTAGCTCTTCAATAATTCTATTCGTAACATTGTCATAAATTGATTGTTGCATGATGTATATCCCTGTTAGGTTAGGTTTAAATAGGGCATTGCTGCCCTGGTTGATTAGTCTAATTTATCCTCAATAATTTCTACTTTAGATCCCTGGTTGATAAACACCCTGGCTGCTATGTTTGCCCGCTTTAGAGATCCATAGTAATCAACATACTTTCCATCAACCCATAATCTATAAATTGCTGGTGTAGGTGTTGCGTACCTGGTTAAACTTTGATTGCTGTACATAATTTAAGCTCCTGTAGTTAGGTTATGCAATTAGTTTGCATAGAGTGATTATACATAAATACAGGTTATGCAACAATTAGATCAATGATATATTTCTATCGTCTATCGTCTATAGATAGATATAGTCTATCGTCTATTTTCTATATGTATATAGATATATATATATATAGTATGTATAGGAATGTAGTAGATAGCTTATATAGAGGATTGGTGGTTAAAACGAATTGGGGAGAGATAGCCACAATCAGGGCGCTACAGAAAGCGGGTTTTTTAATTGGGGTAAGGGCATGAAAACCAGGCGCATAAATCGATTTGGAATTGGGATTTGGGCGCAAGCGCATTTTTGCGTGATCGTTTTTTATTTATTTGGCTATTTAAATGGGTTTGGACTTTGAAAAGTGCGCACCCCATTCCCAGCCCACCCCAAAGAAAAATCAGATTTTCTGAAGTATGTCGGTATTCGCTGTAAGGTCTATGGAATCGAAGGTTGTCGTGTAGATGGTTCTACCAAGGATGGAATCTATGTTCCATTGGTTGTAGGTTGTCCACAAAGGTCCTGTGTCCACCGCCACGATGTATTGGCAGTATTGCGCTAGGTTACCGATCTCGGTTACGGTCATGTGCATTTCTAGCGTGCTTGGGCATAGTTTGGTGGGATAGACCGTAATCACATCCATGTCCTCACAGAGCTTCTTGGTTAGGCTCTCAAACTTCTCTAGGGAGAAAGAGGGCAACTGGTTGCTCCCTGGTGGGCAATTAATAATGAGGACATCAAAGGGCTGATAGACCTTCTTCCTCAAGGCGGGGTACTCAAAGAGTAGGTCATACTTAGTCCGTATCGGGTTCTCCACGCCTAGGCGCTTGGAAAGGGTGCTAAACCAGTCTAGGTGCAGATCAACCCAATGGCGTTGTTTGGGGTGTCGGTAAAACCAGCCATCCACGCCAAGC